ACAGGTAAAGGTACAGGTAGTGGTAGATGATGCAATGGATGTGATGAATATTTTTCACGCGGGAGTAAGTTACGGTTTAGATAAAATGCAAGCCGTATACACAAATAAATAATTAGTCGAGGCAAAGTTCAGTTCCGATATTTAAAATACACAAATAATAAATAAATAAAACAAAAGGTTATGTCAAAAAGTACAACAGTAAAAAACACAGGTAAAAGAGGTCGTCCAACAGTAAGTAATTCAGCTCGTCAAGCACGTTTAGCTGCTAGAGCAGAAAGAGCGGCTCAGGGATTATCAGTAGGTAGAGGTAGACCAGCGAATCAAGGTTCGGCTCGTCAACAACGTTTAGCAGCTCAAGCAGCCAGAATCGCTGCTGGTGAAGTGATTAAACGTGGCCGTCCAGCCTCAGTAGTAGTTGAGTCAGTTGGATCTGAAGCTTAATTAAAGTGGGTGGGGCATAGCTCCACCCATATATTTACCACACAAATAAAAGTTATGATAAGTATAATAATTGAATTTCTATTTGGGGTTAAAGTAGTTGGTGAGCCAATCAACATGGAATATGGCGTTGAGCAACCTAAACGCACCGTACAACCTCCGTCTAAGTTACCCGAGTTCGAATGGTGTCAACACGTACGATTCGGAAGTCTACATAACGTAGTGCAACGCGTCCACTTGTAGGGCAATGTTCCGTTCATATATTCACGGTATAAAATTAATAAGTATGAATAAGAAAGAAATTAAGAACATGATTACAAGGACAGTATGTCAGTTCGTTAGTGATTTAGGTTACAGTGTTGACGATGATGGGTTTCATGGTTCATTAACATTCCAAAAACACGGCTCATCAATTGATGATTCGATCGAATGGAATCGTAGTTACCAAGATGCAATATGTGCTAATTGGGCAAGTGATGAAGCTAAAGCCGATTGTGAGGCGATTAACGAGTATATGAAATCAATAATCATATATTGGGAAGCTCAATATACACCGAAACGTGCCGTGGCATAGTTCGGTTCGTATATTCACGGTATAAAATTAATGAGTATGAAACAAAAGATGATTAAAGCATACCACATCGAGCATGATGGATGTTACAGTAACATAGTAGTGATCAACACACATAAAGAACACGTTGACAATTACCACACTACGTTCTTCAAATTAGCAGACGCTAAACGTGAGTTATTGAGTAGCCTGAAGTTACATATTGATGAATACACATATGCTGCTAAACGTATTAGAGCGATTAACAACGAAACAGTACCTCAACGCGCTACGGCAGAGTAACGTTCGTATATTCACGTCATAAAATTAAATGATATGACAAGAATGGGGTGGGGCGTAGCCCCACTCGTATATTCACGTTACACAAATAATAACAACATGAAACAATTAGTAAGTAAAACAGGTGCTGCATTATTAGCAGTATGGGCAGTAGTAATGGTAGCAGTAATAGTAATTGGAGCTGGATCAGACGGTCCGATTGATGGTCCTGAACTCATTAACGCATGGACGTTCTACGGGTTCTTATTAGGTTTACCTACAGTAGCGGTTGCAATGATGAGATGGGGTGGTCAGAAATAAACACGTATATTCACGTCATAATAATAATGATATGAAAAAGATAACAACACAACCAGTAGTAACATTTCAAGTAGGCGATCGCGTTCAATTCCTTACATTTGATAATGAGCGTGGTATGAGAACATATGCTGATACTGAGTACGGTATAGTAACTAAAGTCAATACCGTTACCGTATTAGTGAAAACAAAGACGGATGAATATAAGTTAAACACCAATGAGTTAACTCACTATGTAGATCCATTTAGCGGTTGGGCTGAGTAACGATCATATATTCACGTCATGATAAAATTAAAACGTATGGAATTAACATTACAAGAGTTAAATGAAGTGTATTACAGCTTAAATGTATTACTAAACGACAAAGATTCACATTTCGTTAATGTGGATGTAGTAACTAACCTGATAGATAAAATCGGTGATGAGATTGGACGTTTAGCTATGGATGAAGTAAATGAGGAAATAAACGAATTAAAATTAACAGGTAAACTATAATTAAAGTATGAACACAAACGAATTAAAAGAACAACTACAACAGGACTTATTAAGTCTATTAGAGGGAATGGGTATTGAAGATACATTATCACCTAGTGATTATGAAAACCTCAAAAACGAAGTGGGTGATATAGTAATTACTAACATTAATAAATTAAAATAACCAGAGTATGAACGTAAACGAATTAATGAACATGAATGATATGTACTATGTAGGTAACATATACGATACTGATGGTGATGGTTGGGTGACCAAAGCCGAGGCGCAAGCCATATTGAATGAGCTAGGAATGGGCGACGGGCAATAGCCCGTTGGGCACCATGCCTGAAGAAGAGAATTCTAGAGGATCGAGATGGTAGCGGTCCGATAGCGGTTTGATAACGGAGTGCTCCCATGATAATTGCGGTCCATCGACGGGGCGTGGTTGTGCACAAAAAAGCTATGGGTATTCTCAACAGACACACGATCTCTACGCCCCGACAGTATATATGCATATCCCCCATATTTATACCCGCATTTCCATTTAACCCATTTCACACCCCCATTGCAAAATCGCAAAACTACCTTTTAACAAAATTTTTTATGTCGACAAAGTATATACAGAATTCATTGATGTTAACTAAAGAAGCATTTATCGAAGCAGCATTACGCCAACAACAAACAGAAGCAGCACAATACGGATTAACACTTGATGAATGGCAACAAGCAATAATGAGTGGATCAGTTGTTCAGGCAAAACCTCCATCGGATATTTAACCAAACAAATAAAAGGTTATGGAAATGTTCTTATTTTACGTGTTATTCAGCGGGTTATTCATCGCTGGGTTTGTCAGTATACGCGAACACGAAAACAATCATCGTCACACACTACTCGATCTATCAATCAACTTCATCGGTGGTATATTATTCGGTTGGTTAATGCTACCGATAGTTGTAATAATTTATTTAGGACAAATTAAATTTAAATAATGAAACAACTATCACACGACGAAGCTAAAAAGTATCGTATGCTAGATACCGAACAAGATCTTTATCGTAGTATGCATCACGCTGTTGCTTATACCCTTACCCCCATCCCTGATTCTCCAGGTTGGGAAGAAATCACATACTATGGCCAAGCGTTACTAGATCCTACTGATGTTATTAAAAAACCTGAATACGTTTATATTCTAGTTAATCCATCAGTGCCAGGTATATGTAAGATTGGATTTACTACTACGACCGTCTACCAGCGAGTGAGTGAGATTAATAATGCTACTGGTGTTATTACACCGTGGTATCCCGTATTCTCATATAAGTGTCCCGATGGTCGTATGTTAGAACGCGATATACATGAATATCTTGCTATGCGTGGTACTCGTGTTAATCCTAATCGCGAAGGATTTCAAATATCATCTGATGATGCGCGCGTTATTATTGAAAAACTAGGTAAAAATTATATATCAAATGAAATTAACTAATATCTTAATAGTATTATTAGGTCATATGGCCTTAATTTATCTTCATCGCTATCATATGAGTATGAGTGGAATTCATGCCCTCCAATTTATAGGATTTATGTTATTACACGCGATATGGCACTTCTTTACTGCTAAGCGTGCGTATATACGTATCTAAAGATTGGTGTTGGTAGCCACAAGACTATAATAGGGAGCGATGGCTTATTGCTGTTTGATATATTTATTGTAAACAATGGCTACATTCAAAATAAAACTAGAAGACAAAGCAGCTTTCCTTAACCGTATGGAAAAGCAAGGTGTTGGGTTAGATAGTACTCAAATTGTTGATGATAAACTTAAAGGGTATTTTGAAGTAACTATTGAAGAACCAAAACAATTACAAGTAGCTAAAGGTATTTTAAAACAATCTCCAAAAATTAACACCATAAAAGAAATGGAAAATAACAAGAAAAAAATGACTAAAGACGAATTAAAAGAAATGGTTCGTCAAGAATTACAAGCTGTATTAGCTGAAAAAAAGAAAGTAAAAGGTGAAGAAAAATTAGATGAAGCTGTTTTAGAAGAATCTCCTGCAGCTGAAATTTTATCAGTATTAGCTGGTGTTGCTGGCCTAGGTTTAGGTAGTGCTGCTATCATGAAAGCACAAGATGTTTTAAAAGCTAAAAAGCCAGAACTATTTAAGAAATTACAAGGTATCAGTGGTGCAATTGGTAAAGCAGATCCTTCTAAGAAATTAGAAGAAACTGAAGAAGTACTTGAAGAATCTCCAGTAATGGATATTTTAGGTGTTTTAGCTGGTGTTGGTGGCTTGGGTTTAGGTAGTGCTGCTATCATGAAACTACAAGACAAAATCAAACAAAAGAATCCAGAATTATATGCAAAATTACAAAAGGCAAGCAGTGCAATTAGCGCAGCTGATCCTTCTAAGAATTTGTAATTCGCAAATTAAAAATAAAGAAATTTGGGCGTCTTGAAAAAGATGCCCTTTTTCTTTGGAGGTATAAAATCCCCTTCGTAACTTCCACCTACGCGGGTTGGGAAAAAGGGAATGGGGGAAATGGGAAAAACGGCGAGGGGTTGGGGAACGGGAAAGCACATATATTTATATATAAACATATATTATGAAATACAAAAACAACGTATTAGATAAATTAGTACAATTAGAATCAACTGTTAATAAAGTTCACATCCAAGTAAATAGAGGTGGAACACAAGATAGTGTTAATGAGTCTATTGAGACTTTAAAAGAACAAATTGAAAAAGTACGTGAAATGATTTCTTTAGAAGGAGATGATTTTGCACAACAATTCGCTAGATAATTATGTGGTTAACATTATTAATTGTACATATTATTGAATTAGCCGTTATTGGTGGTTTTTTACTTATTAGACGTAACGCTGCACTTGAAAAAGCTGTAGTTGAACAACGTCAATATATGGATGCTATTAGTATTATAGTTGCTAATTCGGATGCTAAATTAAGAGAATTAGATATTCAAGGCGCGTTTGAAGCGGATGATGAAGTAGGTACGTTCTTTAATAACTTAAAGGAAATCCAAACTATCATAAGCGATTTTAATAATTCTAGAAACTAGTTTGGTTACGTTATTTTTCTTCCATATATTGGGAGTAAAATTAGGAAATCACTATGTCATACTATGATAACTATGGTGCTGATATATTCGCCGATGACGATAAACTAGCACTTACTAAACGAGGTAAACCGCGTAAGCGCAAACCAAAGGAACCTCGTATTTATTTTACTCAAGATACTGAAGACGCTATTGTAGAATATTTGGCTTGTACTGATCAAGTTGAACGTAATCGTATTTATAATGACCGTATTGAATATGGTTTTTATAAGTTATCCGAAAACATTATCCATACATTTAAGTTTTATTATACGGATACAGATACAATTGAGGAACTTAAACACGAAGTAATTACATTCTTACTCGAAAAACTCCACTTATATAAACCTGAGAAAGGTAAAGCATTTTCTTATTTTGGTACTATTGCCAAACGTTACCTTATTGTATATAATGAAAACAACTACAAGAAACTTCAAGAAAAAGTTGATGTAGATGAATCTGATGAGGAACAAATGTCATTATATGAAAATGATAAGAATATTGAGAGTATGCTGGATGGTAATACATTTATGGATCAATATATTAGATACATAGACAAATATCTATTCAAACTGTTCCCTAAAAAACAAGATGCTCAAACAGCAGACGCTATTGTTGAATTATTCCGCAAACGCGAAACATTAGAAATATTCAATAAAAAAGCATTATACATCTACATACGCGAAATTACCGATGTATCTACCCCTCAGATTACTAAAATTATTAAAAAACTTAAATTAATATACGTTCAGCTGTATAATGAATACTACGAGCACGGACATATAAAGATTTAGTTATTCATATTTATTGATAAACGCATTTATGGCAAATTTTGATGACGTGACAGTATTCGGTAGCACGTCTCTATCGGATCTGTTCAAACAAATACACAAGAATAATAAAGACATCGACAAACAAATCGGTGAATTCATTGATACTCTTAAACCAATGGCATCATCTAATGCAGGATCTGCAGTAATGTTAATGCCTACTGTCAAAGATTTAATTGATGTTAACGTAAAGAATAACGAACAATTAATTAAGATGGCAGCTATCGCACAACGTGCGGCTACTGTTAGCAATAATTCAAACAATGAATTGATTGACATGAGTGAGATTGAAGCATTATTAGCTGAACAGAAAGAAGTTCAAGAACAAGGACAAAAACTATTAGAACAAGCACCTGTTGTTGCAATAAATAATTAGTATGAAGTATACCATTGGATCAGCAAACTCTTTTAAAGGATTTGGAAATAATAATTTTGCTCCTTTTATTCCTCCAACTACTGGTAGAGTATATGGGGTTGTTACAACTGAAAATACTCCTACTGCTGCTATGTTTAAAAAAGTAGGGGGATTTAATGCTATTGGTACTATCTTTTATCTTAATTATAATGAATCTATTGGGGTTGTTGGAAGTATGGATGATGCATTTTTAGATGGTTGTAGTATTGCTAAACCAATATCATCTCAAATAGCAAACTATCCTGTATTACATGAATTAGTTAATATCTTAAATTTACCTTCCTCAGATACTCAACAATCACCAGGTTCTACTTTTCCATACTATACTCTTATAAATTTATGGAATAGTGTTCAACAAAATGCCCAACCAGCAAATATTAACGCTAATCTAGGAATTACATTTGTTGAGAATTCAAATATTAGATCATTACTTCCTTTTGAGGGTGATTATATAATACAAGGTAGACAAGGTGGATCTATAAGATTTAGTTCAACAACTAAGTTATATAGTGATAAAAATGAATGGAGTAGTATAGGAAATGAAGATAGTCCTATTGCAATAATAACAAATGGACTTAAGTTTGATCCTAAAAAAAGTTATTATGTTGAACAAATAAATAAAGATGATTCTTCACTTTATTTAACTTCAACCCAACAACTACCTCTACAAACAGATAGAACGGGGGTATTAAATCCCCTCACAAACCCAATTGAAGCATCAAAGTATTTTAATCCTCAAGCTATTTTAAACAGTGATAGAATTATTTTAAATTCTAAGAAGGATGAAGTAATGTTATTTGCTAAAACAAATGTTGAGATAAGTACTAAAAATATTATTAACTTAAATGCTGGTGATAGAGTACATCTTAATAGTGATAGAGTTTTTTTAGGTACTGTAAATAATCAATTACCAACTGAAAATATAGTATTAGGTGGTAAGTTACATGATTTATTACTTGATTTAATGGATACTATACACCAATTTGGAACTGATATTGCAAGTGCTATTGGTAGCCCTGAGGGAACACCAGCAACTGATATTATATCAGCAGCAAATAGTTTATGTAATTCAATAAATAACATTGAGAAAAACTTAGAAGGAATACTATCACAACAAAACTTTACAGCATAATGGCAAATAATTTAAATGTAGGATCTGTAGTTTCTCCTGATGTTTTAAAAACAATATCATCATCAACAGCAATTAAAACTTTTGGTGATCAATTAAAGAATAAAGCTAAAGAAAAAGTTGTAGCTGTTATTAGAGACAAAGCAGGAGAATTAACATCTAATCTTGAACAAGTAATTAAAGATGAACAACAAGCAGGTATTGATCATAATAATGAGTTAAAAAGGTTAGAAACATTATACCAGCAAGGACAAATTCCTACTAAAGAAGAATATGATAAAGCTGTTTTAGCAGAAAATGAAGCTTATAAAAAACAAGAAGACTCTTTTAAACTTCAAAAAGAAAAAATAAACAAGGATATAAATGATATTAATTTTAGAAGAATTAGTAAACCAAGTAAATGCTTATATTGACACAGCTAATACACCTGAAACTACTAGTATTGCTACTAATTTAAGAAACAATACCATTACTTTAATTAACAATAGTATTGGCAAATTACAAAATCTCCAAACCACACTAAACCAGATAAATACGTATTTAGCCATATTTAATGCTATTGTAACTGTACTATCTGCTATTCCTATCCCTACCTCAGTACCTCCTGGTATTGGTATCCCTATTAATATAATTACTAGAATTGTTAAAACTATTGAAAGTGCAAATAAATTGATATCTGCATTAAATGTAGTATTAGCTGTTGCTTCTGTATCATTAGAGAATGAAATAGGAAAATTAAATGAACTTATTTTAAAACTAAAAAATGTTAATTTAATAATAGACCAATTAAAACTAGTTATTGATCAACGAAATTTACAAGGATAAAATATTTATAATTATGAACACAAAAGCATTTAAAAGATTAATTAAAGAAGCCGTAATCGATGCTATTCATGAAGAGTTACCATACATTCTTGAAGAGCATATGGCTAAACAAGAAAAAAAAGCATTACGTGAAGGTAAAACAATGAACTTCACCAGTGCAGATGTAATGACTAGTACTGGTAACCCAGATGTTAGAGCATCTTTACGCAGTAAGATGGGTGAAGCTTTTGGATTTCAACAACCCCAACAACAATTAAAAGTAATTGATGCTGTTGATGAAAGTACAGGAGAAAAAGTAAACCCATACTTAGCATTTATAAATGATGCTGCTGCTAATATGACACCGATGGACAGATCAGGATTAAGACAATTAGATTAATATGCCTATACCTCAAACGATACGTGTAAATCCGTTAGATTTACGGAAGAATATTGCTATTGGGGTATCTTTACCTTTTAAAGGACCTTTTAAAAGTACTCTTACTACTAAGGATCAAATTAAGTCTAATTTAATTAATCTTTTACTTACCAACAAAGGTGAAAGAGTAATGAATCCTACTTTTGGATGTGATATAAAAAGACAATTATTTCAAACTATTACTACTGAACTACAACAAAAAATTATAGATATTATTGTAGAATCTGTTAGAATATTCATTCCTGAAATACAACTTTTAAATGTAGTAGTATCTCCTGACATTGATTCTAATTCAATAAGTATAACAGTAGATTATAAAATAGTAATATCAAGCACACCAGGCCAAGTAACAATTCAATTTGAAACAATTAGATAAAAATGACAAACGAAGATAAAAATATATCATATTTAAATAAAGATTTTGGCTCTTTTAAAGCAGAATTACAACAATATGCCAAAACCTATTTCCCAACAACATATAATGACTTTACAGAAGCAACACCAGGAAATATGTTTATTGAAATGGCATCTTATGTTGGTGATGTTATGTCATTTTATCTAGATACCCAAGTACAAGAAAATTTCTTATTATATGCTAAGGAAAAAGAAAATTTATACGCCCAAGCATATGTAATGGGTTATCGTCCTAAAGCATCGTATGCTTCAAATACTATAGTTGATATACAGCAATTAGTTCCTTCTATTACTAATGCAGGTATAACAACACCAGACTATACTACTTATGGAGTTATAATACCAGAAAATACTATCCTTACTTCAACTACAACGGGTACTAAATTTATAACAACTCAACAAGTAGATTTTACTGATACGGGTAGCACTGAAATTTCTTTTATAGATTCTAATTATTTTTTATTAAAAAAATCAGTTCCCGCTATATCAGCCGAAATAGTAGAAACTACAATCAATGTAGGTTCAAATCAAAAATTTGCTACTACTACTATTACTGATACTAATATATTACAAATATTAAATGTTACTGGTAGTGATGGAAATCAATGGTATGAGGTTCCTTATTTAGCCCAATCATCTATTTTCAAATCACTAGCTAATCCTTCATACAATACAGATCAAGTTCCTTATTTATTACAGTTACAAAATACTCCTAGACGTTTTGTTTCTAGAATTTTATCTGATAATACATTACAAATGGAGTTTGGAGCTGGTTTATCTTCAAATAAAACTGATACTCAAATTATCCCAACCCCAGATAACATTCAAGCTGGTGTTGTACCCGGTATTTCATTATTAACTAATAATTATAATGAAGCTGGTACTTTCTTTACCCAAGAGTATGGTTTAGTACCTAATGGTGATTTAACAGTAAAATATTTAGTTGGAGGTGGTATTGAATCAAATGTACCTGCTAATGATTTAACTGTTATTGATACAACAGGAGTAACATTTCCTGGTGGTGGTGGAGCTTTAAATGCCACAGTATTACAAAGTATAGTATCATCAAACCCTAACCCATCTTCAGGAGGAAGAAATGGTGATACAGTAGATGAAATTCGCCAAAACGCATTATATGCTTATTCAACTCAATTAAGAGCTGTAACTAAAGATGATTATATAGTAAGAGCAATGTCTATGCCTTCTGATTATGGTACTGTGGCTAAAGCTTATATTTCTCAAGATTTAAATCAAAATCCACAACAAACAGTAGCTACACTACAACAAAACAATCCATTAGCTTTAGATTTATATGTTTTATCTTATAATAATGATAAACAAATAGTTACAGGATCTTTAACTCTAAAAAACAATTTAGTAACCTATCTTAATCAATATAGAATGGTTACTGATGCTATTAATATTAAAGATGCTTATTATATTAATATAGGATTAAATTTTGATATAATTACATTAAGTGGATATTCTAATAAAGATGTAATAACTAACTGTATAACTGTATTAAAAGACCATTTCAATATAGATAAATGGCAAATTAATCAACCAATTACACTTTCAGATATCACTTCTAAACTTTTACAAGTTAAAGGTGTACAATCAGTAGTTAAATTAGAAATAATAAATAAACAAGGAGGCGATTATTCTCAATATGGATATGATATTGCTGGTGCAACTAAAAATGGAAATATTTACCCTTCATTAGACCCAGCTATATTTGAAGTTAGATTCCCTGATATTGATATACAAGGTAGAGTAGTAGTAAGTTAAAAATTAAAAATAATAAAGTATGAATTTAGACAAATTAAAAGGACACATCCCAGACAAAGTAATTAACCAAATCCCAGGAGTAATGGAAAAATTTCAAATCAATACTCCATTACGTTTAGCACACTTTTTAGCTCAATGTGGCCATGAATCAGGTGGTTTTCGTTTAACTAAAGAAAACTTAAACTATAGTGCTAAAGGCTTAACAGGTACATTTAGAAAATATTTCCCAACAGAAGCATCAGCTGCGGCATATGCTAGACAACCTGAAAAAATTGCCAACAAAGTATATGGTAATAGAATGGGTAATGGTCCTGAATCATCAGGTGATGGCGCTAAGTTCTGTGGTCGTGGTTATATCCAGTTAACTGGTAAAGATAATTATACTGCATTTGGTAAATCTATTAATGAAGACTTAACAAAAGACCCAACATCAGTAGCGGACAAATATGCTTTATTATCAGCTGCATGGTTTTTCCATAAAAATGGTTTACATAAATTGGCTGATGGTGGTGCAACTGATGCTGTTGTTACACAAATTACTAAACGTGTTAATGGTGGTACTATTGGTTTAGCTGATAGAATTAAACATTTTAAAGAATACCATGCATTGTTAGCATAACAAAATTATATACTGCCATATTTATATGTAGTAATTACTAATTATGGCGGTATATAAAATTTTTCCTGAAAAAAGTGCTACTATATATTCTTACTACCCAATATTAAACACGGGTATTGATGAAATATTAGAAATAAGTACATTTGAATCTATTGATGGTAACAGTGAAGTATCACGTGTATTAATTCAATTTCCAACAGATCAAATAAACGATGTAATTCTTAATAAAGTATCTGGTAATACTTATGATGCTTATCTTAAAGGGTATTTAACTACTGCCTCTGAAGTTCCATTTAGATACACTATATTTTCTCATCCTGTAGCTACTAGTTGGAATCAAGGTACTGGAAGGCTAAGTAATGTCCCTGCAACAACAGATGGTGTAAGCTGGAAATTCACAAACCAATCAGGAAGTACAGTATGGACTATTGGTACCTTTTCTAATGGAATAACAGGATCTTATACTGGATCTAATGAAGGAGGTGGTACTTGGTATACTGCCTCATCTTATCAGGCAACTCAATCATTTACTAACATTTCAACTAAAGATATTGAAATGAAAGTAACAAATACTGTAGCAGCATGGTATGGTACTACGATACCTAATAATGGTTTTATATTAAAACATAGTAGTTCATTAGAATTCACCACTGCTTCTAAATTTGAAACAAAATACTTCTCAGCAAATACTCATACTATTTATCCTCCATGTTTGGAAATTAGATGGAATGATTTTTCATATAACACAGGTTCATTAACAGTAGTTACATCTAGTTACTTTGCTGCTGTAATTAATAATAATAAAGAAGAATATCAACAAGACTCAATTCAACGTTTCCGAGTTGCTGTTAGGGGTTTATATACTCCTACTGCATTTAGAACTATATTAAGCTATGGTAATTCACATGCTTTACCTACTTCTTCATACTGGGCGATAAAAGATTTGGATACTGAAGAAATGGTCGTAGATTACGATACATCATATACTAAAATCAGTTGTGATAGTGTTAGTAATTATTTTGATGTATATATGAACGGGTTAGAACCTGAACGTTACTATAAATTACTTATTAAAACTATACTCCCAACTAAAGAAGTAATAGTATCTGATAAGGATTACATTTTTAAAGTTGTAAGATAATGTCTCAAATACCAGTACAGAAAACTGTATTTAATAAAGATAGTTTTGGTAGAGTAATCAACACTCAATTTAGCCAATTACTAAATCAAACTGTAGAAGAAACTAATACTTTTACAGTAGATGATTTCTTTCAACTATATGAAGATTTATTTTATCAAATTCCTAAAGAAGGAGATACTAACTCTCATAGATATATTTTACAACGTGAGGCTGATTACTTAGGTGTTAGTATTAGTCAAGATGATATACAAGCATTACTAAATGAAATTACATCATTAAGACAACAAGTACTAGAATCCCAACAAACAATAAACGATTTGACTAAAAGATAATGGCAGATAATATTAAAATAGTAGGTGAAATATTAAGTGAACAGCAAGTATCTCGCTATGATGATGCTGACATTAATTTACTTGAATCTCAAACACTCCGAGAAGATTTTGGTTTAACTGATGATTATATTGAGTATTTTGTTTCTGATGCTGTTGGTAATATTTTAAATACAAACTATACTTATAGAGATTTTAAATCACCTAATACATCATATGTTAATCCAAAAAATAATGGATTACCAATTATTGAAATTGACCCTGTTAAGGATTTACAAAATTTAGGATACAGATCAGGAGAGTTTAGAGTTCAATATAACTTATTTACTAATAAAATTTCAAACTCTAATGCTGAATTATTCTTAAAAGAAATATCGGCAGATAGAACTGAATTGAGAGTAGGATCTACTATTTTAACTAATGAACAAATTGAAAGTGGATCTTTAGAACTTATAGATGAATATACTAATTCTCCTTATTTTGTAGATTATCTTTTAAATTTTGGTGATAATATTCAAGTAGTAGTAGTAAACGTTGCTCTTAATAAGGTTGAAAGTGGATATGAAATTTTATTTAAACTATATCAACCACTACCAGACGAAATTCAAGAAAAAAATACATTATGGGTAGTTAAAGAAAAGGTAACCCCATACATTTTTGATATTAATCTGGACACATTAATAACTCCAGCTCCTGGTCCTAAACTAAGAGGACCTAACTTTAATATTGATATTCCTAATCAAAATAACGTTGCTACATCATATCAAAACTATACTAGTTTAGTTAATAGCGTTCAAAACGTATCTACCTCTTCATATCAACAATTATTAAGTTTAATAACATCACAGAGTATTGATATAAATGTAGACTATACTGATTTTACAAATTTTACATTTTTTGGTTCTGCTAAACAAAGATTAATTAATTTCTACGGTAAAGTAAAACAAATTGAAGATTATAATAATCTTATATCTGCTTATACTCCTAACATTACCACCACTAGTAGTTTATCTTTAGAAATAACATCTTCTAAAAATGCAATTAATACCATTATATCTCAGTTTGATGGATATGAATATTATTTATATTTTGAATCAAGTTCATATACATGGCCTAAAACAACAAATACAACCCCTTATATATTAGCAACAACATCATCTGCTCAGACTTGGTATAATGCAATTACTGGTAGTGCTGAATCTTATGATGATAATAATCAAAATAATTTAGTTTTTGTTGTTCCTGCTTTTATTAAGGATGATGGTAATAATGCTCCATATATTACTTTCCTCAATATGGTTGGTCATTATTTTGATAATATTTGGATCTTTTTACAGGCCGTAACTGATATTAATCTAGCAAATAATAACCTAGAAAAAGGCGTTTCTAAAGATTTAGTATATTACGTATTACAATCCTTGGGAGTAAATCTATATAACCAATACGGTGATTCAGACAATGTTAATTTCTTAGTTGGTGTTAGTGGTAGTGCTTATTACACAGGAAGTGATAACCAAGCCTTTACTTATACTGGTTCTTATTTAAATGCTATCCCACGTAAAGATTTACTTACTGAATCTTAT